AAGCCAACGTTGATACTGGTAAAATTGACATTATCAAAATGGCTAGCGATTTGAATATACAATTATTAAAGCTAAAAACAGCCTCAATTGTCGATATGCCAGATAGTGACACAAAAATATTAAAAGAGCTAGAAAACACTTTAGATAAGTTTTTTGAAACTAGAGCAACGCACCAAATAACAAAAGAAGGGAATATAATAAATACAGCTATCAAAAAAGCTAGTTAATAAAACCCTTATATTTCAATTACTAAGCCCCGCTATATGCGGGGTTTTTTTATGTCTAAAATTTTTTTTGAGAAATCGAAACCGTAGTAGAAAAGTAAAAGCAAAAGCAAAACGAAACCGTAGTTACAAAACAAAAACAAAATGCAGTGTTGCGTTAATATACTATATATGGTATATACAGGCATGACATTTTGGACAGAAGAAAAATTAAAACAACTTTACGAGTTAGATAAAACAAGTTTAACAAAATCAGAGATTGGAAAAAAACTAGGCACAACTAAAAATGCTGTACTTGGTAGACTCTTTAGAGATAAAGGGAAAAGCGGATATACTCCAAGAAAAAAGTATGATACTCATTACAGAGACGATTACTATTTTAAACCAATTGGAAAAAGAGATTGCTACATTTGTAAAAAAGAATTTATAACATATTCAAAATTTGATAGATTTTGTAAACCTTGTAAAAAATTAGATTACTACAAGCACAATTGACATAAGCCTAAATACTTGATATATATATAGATAATTAAAGAAAGGAAGGACAGTAAATGTTAATAACAGGAGAAGAAAATATAAAACGATATAGATTGTTTGTCTTGAAAAATGCACTTGAGCTAGAAGTTAAAACAGGAATGAAAGTTTCAAGAGGTCAAACAGCTTATGCTAGAATTAAAAATGAATTTAATTTAAAAGGCAACAAACAAAAAGTGTTAGACCAATTTATAAAAATGCATGATTTGACATAAGTTTAAATACTTGATATATTTAGATAATTAAAGAAAGGAAGGTGCGTGAAAAACTTTATATTAACACTTACATGGCTTTACATAAAATATGGAAAGTCTAAAAGAATAACAAGAATTAGAAAGGGTAAATTATGAAAATGTTACAAGCAACAATTGTTGTTGCATTATTTTGGATTAGCTTATTTGCTTTATTATATAACCTATTAACAATATAATGGATTTAATACTTTACTTGGCTTTAGTATTAACAGGTATTATTATAGTGCTATATTATAACAGATAAAAGCATATTATTTCTCCTCCGACCCCAGAGATTTCGCAGATTTCTGGGGTTTTTTATTGACATAACATTAAAAAAATAGTATTATCATAATTGCTAAAAATAACTGCAAGTTAAACAAGGTAGTAGCCGTTAGTGTGTTGCTACCTTGTAAAACAGAGAGGAAAACTATGAATATAAACTTCGGTAAATACGAGGCAACCATAAAAGATGGTGTTGCTACATTTTTTGTACCTGTTAATGCAGATAAAGATAATCCTTTATCAAAAGAAAATGCAAAAATGGAATACAAAATAAATGCTGTATTTGAAAAAGGTAAAACAAAAATTAAACATTTATGGATTGTTGATAAACAACAATTAAAATATTAAGGAGTACTATGACTGAAATATCCAATGAAGATTTACATAATAGAGTATGGGAAGTTAGAAAAATGCAAAAGGTAGCTGAAGAAGTTACCCTAATGGAATTTATAGAACAATATCCTAGAGTTAATCATATAGTATTAGCTAGTATGTGGTATGCTATAAATCCAGAATTAAATGACTTTGAATTTGATAAAGCTGAGGTAACTAAGAGTTGATAGATACCTGTATACGTAGAGGCTCCCTATATGGGGGATTTCATTATACCATTAAACAGGAATTTGTCAATGATTTTTTTAAGTATATTATTATTAATATTTATTGTTATTTTAATACAGGAGTTCAAGAAGGATTAGACATAAGATTAGAATAATGATATTATGTTTATATACAGAAAGGAAAATATGAATACTATTACAACAACAGTGCAAGCTAAAACTGTAATGATTAGTTTGGGTAAAGCAGGTAAAATGCCTTGCCCAACTTACAACACCCCTGCTAAACTATGCAAAACAGGCAGTAAATTACGTAATGTTGAAGGGTCAACATGTGAGGGCTGTTATGCCATGAAGGGTAATTATTTATTTCCCGATGTTCAAAAAGGTTTGCAGAAAAGATTTGACGCATTCAAGCACCCTAAGTTTATTGAGGCGATGACCTTTATGATAAACAGGTATTCAGCCAAGTCTGGATACTTTAGGTGGTTTGATAGTGGTGACCTTGCCGATATATCTATGCTAGAAAAAATTGTGATGATATGTCAGCAAACACCCGATATCAAACACTGGCTACCTACAAGAGAAGTAAAGGTTGTAAAAGACTATCTAAAAATCTATGGTAGTTTTCCAGACAATCTAACGGTAAGAGTATCAGCACCGCTTATTGATGGGGAGCCTTTGCCCTCATTTGACTTTACATCAACAGTACATTATAAAAGTAATCCTGTTGGCCATGATTGCCCTGCACGATTTCAAGACAATGAGTGCCGTGATTGTCGTGCTTGTTGGAGTAAGGAGGTAAAAAATGTCAGCTACCACAAACACTAAAAGTACTAATGTGACATGGTGTTACATGAAAATAGAAGGGATAAAAAAATGTTAAAAAATACATACAAAGCTATGCAAGTAACAAATGATGATGATATTACTTTCAATGTTACTTTAGATAAAGACATACAAACACAGGAAATATTTGTAAGTTTTTATGATACAAGATATAGGCATACAAAATATGGACAGCATGTTGCCCGTTATTATGCCAATACATTACTTGGAAAAGATGATGCAGGTTCTAAATCTATAAAAGACTCTGCTCTTAATTTATATGGGGGTGTTCCCGACTGGTATATTTCAGCAGAAAATTCTAATGCTGTTATCCGTTTTATTGAGGCAAACTCATGAGCGATTTAAGATGGGAAGTTTATGCAGAAAATATGCAAGAGCAAATGCTTGATGAGATATACAAGGAATTACCTAAATTATATGAGGGTAAAGACCATGATGATATTGTAAAAAATGTCATGAAGTATGTTGAAAAAACTTATGATGATTGGGAGAAGTTTGTAGACCCAGAAAAAATAGATGAGTTAGTTCGAGAATATGCAGAGAGCTTGAATTGACATAAGGACTAGCTTAGTCTATACTGTAATAATAATTGAAAGGACAAAACTATGATGATACTAAACTATGAAACTAAAAAAGAACTAAAAGAAAACATAGGCAAAGAATTAGATTATACTGAAACAAGTATGTTTGGTGCAGAATATAAATCTAATGGTTCATTTGCAGGTTGCAATAGACCGCACATAACAGGGTATAAACGAGAATTTTTTGCAGAAGTAACAATGAAAAATGATAAGATTGTGAGGGTAAAATAATGCAAGTAAGAAAAATTTTAAATATTTTACAGGAAATAGACGGTAGGGCTACACCATATGACCTACATGATTTAAATAAATATTTCTCTGAAACTAAAGGTGAAAATATTGATATACTTGATATGGATGTGATACATGTAATACGTGCTTTTAATAAAATGTTAGGGAGTACGCAGGATAACCAGATGGTGCAAAGAAAACTTGCGGTTATTCAAAAGAACATTGATGATATCAGAAACTTGACACAAGGAGAGGTATAATATATTATAGAGTTTATATACTGTGAAAGTGGATAAAACCGCCACCGACTAGTGTTCCGATAAGTACTTTAAAAAGGGAGACCAGTATATAAAATTAGGTTTTAATCAGAATAAGTCTGGTTAGAAAAGGAAACACAATATGTAGTGTCGCCGCATATATGTATTGTGTTTCCAAATTTATTTGAGGAGATACTGCAGCCGTTTCGAAGAAATATTTCGTCTCCTCAAGTAAGTTTAGAGTTTTACAACTATGTCCTAGTTTGAATCTGGGGGATTGCTGTTTATCCTGTGTAGCAAAACAGTTAGTTGTAATCATAGCAACAAGAAACGTCGTACCCCAAGCTGTACATAGGGGCGTAAATCGGGCTTGGTTGCTGATTTGACGAGTCAAGGGTGCTTTGCCTTCCTTTCTGCCCTTGACTCTTTTTATTTTATACTATAAAAACAAACCATGAATTATACACAACAATTATCCATTATAAAAACATTAATCCCCAATACAGATGTGGACATGCGTATTGATTGTCCTTTTTGTCATAACACAAATACCCTCACCGTCAAAAAACATAATTCTCATTTGATGTGGTATTGCTTTCATGCGTCTTGCTCATCAAAGGGAAAACATGAAGGAGAAATGACAATGCAACAAGTAATCGAAACCGTAGTAACAAAAGAAAAAGAAAAGCCAAAAGACTTTGTACTTCCAGAAAGTTTTGTTAGTATTTTTTCTACAGATAAATGTACTGATTACTTAAAGAAAAACCATTCTATACAAGCATACATAGATGGTAAGGCAGACATGCGGTATGACGCAAGACAACACCGAGCTGTATTTTTAATAAAAGAAAAAGAAAAAATAAAAGGGGCAATTGGAAGGGGATTAAATGCAGAGGTGTATCCTAAATGGTATATCTATGGGGATAAAACATATCCGTTTATTTGTGGTAATAGTGATACGGCAGTACTTGTAGAGGATTGTGCCAGTGCCTGTGCTGTATCGGAAGTTTATACTGGTGTAGCTTTAATGGGTACAAGTTTACCTGCAAGTTTTATTCCTGTATTAAAAAGTAAATTTAAAAAAGTTATTGTGGCATTAGACAGAGACGCAACGACTAAGGCGTTTGACATAAGCAACCAATTAAGATATTATATGGATAGTGAAGTTAAGATACTTGAAGATGATTTGAAGTATTTTGATAAACATCAAATAGAAAGTTTATTATTATGAATATATTTTTTTTAGATAGTGACCCGTCCAAAGCTGCACTTGCTTTATGTGATAAGCATGTGCCAAAAATGTTATTAGAAAGTTGTCAAATGTTATCCACTGCTGTACAAGCTAATGCAGAAAAAGAATTTGATGATTTATACAAGCCTGCTTATCCTAAACACCCAATGACTATATGGGTAGGTCATACTAGACAAAATTTTATTTGGGCATTAAAAAACGCTGTATATATTAATCACCAATATGAACAACGATTTAATAAAGAACATAAATCATTTCGTATTATTGATGCAATTTATAAAAATAAATATGAAAATAAAATTAAAAAAGTAATGCATAAAGATTATATTAGTGAGCCACCTCAATGTATGCCAGATGAATACAAAGATAAAGATTATGTAACTGCATACAGAAAATATTATCAAGGTGCTAAAGCGTATTTTGCTAAATGGGAAAAAGGTGTATTCCCTCCAAAATGGTGGGTGCATGCCTAAAAATAAAATAACTCCAAAAGGAGATTTATCTTGGTATATCAAATGGATAGCCAGTGGTATTATCCTTATTGGAATGATTTTAACGGCCTCAAATATACAGCCTTATAATATGTTTTTTCATGCTGTAGGTGTTACTGGATGGTTTATTGTAGGAATGTTATGGCATGATAAGGCTCTTGTATTTATTAATTCCATAGCTTTATTTATTTTTTTATCAGGGATAATAAATTATTATGTTTAAAAAATTCTTTTCAATTCAATTTGTTGACTTACTTACAGACTTCCTGTATGATTACTTACATGATAAAAACAAAACAAAGAAAAATATAAAACAAGGTATTGTGATGTTTGAAGACACATGGATATCTCTGTTACGCAGGAGTAAAAAAAATGCAAAGAAGAAAATATAATAGAGCCAAAGGTCATAAACGCACTGTTTTTTTTAGAAGAGGTGCTGTTCATATGAGAAAAATTAAAACAGAAAATTTAACTAAAAAAATATGTTTAATGTGCAATAATAATTTTGACAGTGAAGGTTCGCATAATCGTATATGTACTCCTTGTAAGAGTACAGACGATTGGGATTATGGAAATGATTATAGTTTTATGAGGCAAGTATAATGTGGAAGTTAATTGACTGCGGCAGTTACCCTTGGTTTGTTATGGAAAAACAAAAGTATTTTCATTGTGTCTATGGTGTAACAGGTGAGTATAAAAAAATAGCCGTTAAAATAAGCCAAAAAAGTATGAGAAGTTTATCTGATAAATTTTATTTAGCATATTTAAAATCATGGCCATTAGGTACAGCGTCATGTAGACTTGACAAAACCAGTGCAAAGTTTTATACACAACTTTGGAAAGGCAAAACAAAAACAAAATTAATGAGAGAGATATTAAAACAACTGAAAGCGACCAACAATGGAAAAAGAACTAATTAAATTATTATTAAAAAAAGATTTTTACACTAAAAACAAAACTAAAGTCTCCAAAGAATTATTTACAAATGGTACAGGAGATTTATATGAAACCATTAGACGTGCTCATGAAGACTCTGATGCTAATTTAAGTATAAATGAAATATCTTCTTTGCATACAGATGTATACAATCCTGCATTAACAAGGGCATCAAAAGAAAACTTTAGTAATTTAATTAAAGATATAAATAGTTTAACAGAACCTAATGAAACGATTGCAAATAATATTCTCCAATCATTGTACAAAAGAAGACTTGCAAGTAGAATAGCTGTTCTTGCTACAGAAATATACAATGGAAGAGACGCAGATTTTTCTGAAATACAAAAGATATTAGAAGAGCCAGTATCAGATAATGATGATGATTATTCTTATGTTACTGGTGATATTGATACGCTGATAGAAAGCTTAAAAGATAATACAAAATTTAAATTTAATTTAGCACCACTTAGAGATAAAGTTAATGGTGTAGGTGAAGGTAATCTAGTGATAGTCTTTGCGAGACCAGAGAGTGGTAAGACAGCATTCTGGGTAAATTTAGTCGCAGGAATTGACGGATTTGCGTCTCAAGGGGCTAAAGTATGTGCTCTTATCAACGAAGAGCCTGCAATTAGGACTCAAATGAGACTAATAAATGCCTATACAGGCCTTACTTTTGATGAAGTACGGGCTGATATGCCTTTAGCAAAGGAAAAATGGGCCGAAATACGACAAAATATTAACATTCTAGACACTGTAGATTGGGACTTAGAAATGGTAGATGACTTTGTAAAGAAAGAAAAACCAGACATACTAGTTATTGACCAGTTAGATAAAGTAAATGTAAAAGGTAATTTTGCACGCACCGATGAAAAACTTAGAGCAATTTATACTGGTGCAAGAGAGATAGCAAAAAGAAATAATTGCTGTGTAATAGCAGTATCGCAAGCTTCCGCTGATGGGCACGGTAAGTTTAACTTAACCTTTGATATGATGGAGGGAAGTAAAACAGGTAAAGCCGCTGAGGCAGATGTGATTATTGGAGTAGGATATAACAACAGCCTAGAAGATAATCAAAATGTAAGAAGCTTAGCAATAAGCAAAAATAAAATAACAGGTTGGCATGGTTTAATTACATGTACCATACAGCCAGAATTATCGAGGTACGATTTATGATTAATAGAAACAAAAGAAAGTTATTATCGATGAAAAAAATTGAAAAAGGATTAATTAGTGAAGACTACGCCTCTATATGGCTAACAAAAAATAATTATTATATCTTTAATAGAAAGCAAGAAGGCTGTCCTATTGATATTGTTGGTATACATAAAGATACAGGTCGAGTTATTAAGTTAGATGTTAAGTCTGTTTCGTATAGAAAAACATGGAAACCCGGCAGTATAATACATAGAAAAACAACTGATTATCAAAAACAATTGGGGGTAAAATTATTGTATGTTCATGAGAACGGTGAGTGTTCTTTTGATAATAAGAGAAAGACTATAAAATGATTACAGTATTTGACGTAGAAACATCATTCCAAGTTGTCGATGGACAAAAAGACCCATCAACAAAGAACCCAGAAAACTTTTTAATATGCATGGGTCTCAATGATGATTATATATTTTTTAAACACCGAGAGTTTAAAGGTGTACCCGATAGAAAACGAGTGCAAGATATTTTAGATAAGACTACCTTACTTGTAGGTCATAACATTAAGTTTGATTTAATATGGTTATGGGAGTCTGGGTTTACATATAATGGTAGAATTTATGACACCATGATAGGAGAATATGTTTTACAAAGAGGTGTAAAGACAAGCCTTAAACTAAAACATTTATGCCAACGAAGAGGTGTTATACAAAAGTCTGATTTAATGGAAAAGTATTTAGAACAAAATATTTCTTTTGAGAATGTACCGATGTCTGAATTAGATGAGTATGGTAGGCTTGATATAAAATCAACAAGAGCTTTGTTCGATTCACAAATGGCACAATTTAACAAACCAAGTAATAAAGGGCTACTAAAAACAGTAAAAGTTATGTGTGAATTTTGTGTCGTTCTTTCGCACATGGAGAACAATGGTATCTATATTGATAGTACCGCTTTAGATACTGTGGAAAAAGACTTTGAAGAAGAGTATAAAAAGTTACGAGTTGAGCTTGATAATATAATTCATCAAAGAATGGGCGATACAAAAATAAACCCTTCAAGCCCAGAACAATTATCTTGGCTAGTCTATGGTGTAAAAGTAAATAATAAAAAAGACTGGTCAAAGAAATTTAATTTAGGTATTGACCCAATAACTAAGAGACCAAAAAAAAGGCCCCCTTACTCTAAAACACAATTGAAACAGATGTTTAAAGGTAAGTTGGAGCCTGTGTATAAAACAAGAGCAGAGCAATGCTCTGTTTGTAAAGGTCAAGGTAGAATACGTAAAACTAAAACAAATGGTCAGCCTTATAAATCACTAAATAAATGTACAGATTGTAATGCTGAGGGTTTTATCTATATTAGTTTACCAGAACGTGCAGGATTTAATGCGGGTATTCCACAATATGTTTCCGATATATCTGAAGGTGGATTTAAAACAGATAAGATAACACTATCAAGAATAGATAGGTTTTCTCAAAACAAAGAGCTAAAAGATTTTATTAAAAAGATAATGAGATTTAATGCCCTTGAGGTTTATCTCTCTACATTTGTTGAAGGGATAAAAAAATTTAGAAAGTCTAATGGATTTTTATATCCTCAATTTATGCAATGTATTACAGCAACAGGAAGATTATCAAGTAGAGACCCTAATTTTCAAAATCAACCAAGGGGTTCTACTTTTCCTATTCGTAAATCTATTGCCTCACGATTTGAAAATGGTAAAATTATGGAAATAGATTATGCTCAATTAGAATTTAGAACTGCTGTATTTTTAGCTCAAGATAAACAAGGTATTAAGGATATTAAAAATGGTGTTGATGTTCATCAATACACAGCAGATATTATTGGATGTTCAAGACAAGAGGCAAAACCCCATACATTTAAACCTTTGTATGGTGGCATGTCTGGTACAGAAAATGAAAAGAAATATTATTCCGCATTCTTAAAAAAGTATCCGGATATAAAAGTTTGGCATGATAGACTACAAGATGAAGCTATTCGTCACAAAACAGTAACGATATCTTCTGGTAGACAATATGCTTTTCCAAAAGCAGAACGCATGCCATGGGGCGGTGCAAGTTTTTCTACACAGATAAAAAATTATCCTGTGCAAGGATTTGCTACTGCCGACATCGTACCTCTAGCGTGTATTAACATACACAAATTACTAGAGAAAAACCAAACTAGGAGCCTACTTATTAACACTGTACATGACTCTATTGTTGCGGATGTATTCCCCGGCGAAGAAGAGTTGGTCGCTACTTCTTTGCGTGAAGGTTGTTTAGGGGTAATACAATCAATGAAAGACTTGTATGGTATAGACTTCAATGTACCTCTTGATGTCGAAATAAAAGTAGGCCCTAATTGGTTAGAAACAGAAATTTATGCTTGACAAATCGTACATAAATATCTATAAACAATTTAACAATATTTAACCTAGGAGGGTTAACACATGGTAAATGACTTACAAACATTTCAATCTCTAAGTAAAGAAGAGATTATGAAAATGACAGGACAAGATGATGGCTCCGAAATGAGTGCAGGAATTTTGCCCAAACTATCTATAAGTAGACAGGCGGAAGACGAAGAGGGTAATACTCTAAGACCGGGTGTCTATTCAACTTATTATCCCGATATTGAGGCTAAGGTATATTCTTTAAAAGAAAAGGATAAGCCCGTACACTTTAGGCCTTTTATTAGAGGATATCAGTATATGAAATATGATGCTGACACTAATTCCTATCCTTCTACTTCTATCATCTTTAAAAGTTGGAAAGAAGAAGCCATAGATAGCACCGGCGGTGTTAGATGTGGTAGAATTATAGGTAAATCAAAAGATGAATTAACACCTGCTGAAGCAGAAGCTCAACGCAGTGCTCGTTGTTACATTTTAGTGTATGGTTTGGTAACAATGGACGCAACAACTGCAGACGGTTCTCCTGTAAAAGTTGAGAATATGCCTATCTTATGGCGTTCAGCAGGTTCATCTTTTAGGCCTGTATCAGAGGCTATTCAAGGATTAAAAGGTAAGGATAAGCTTATGCAAAATCATGTCTTACACTTGAATACACCTTTACGTAAAACTGCAGGTTCAAATGTATATTATGTACCTAGTATTTCTATCTCCAATGAAGAAGTACAGTTTACTAAAGATGACCTTGAGCATATGGAAATGTTCCAGTCACGCATTAAAGATGAAAACGATGCTATCTTTGCTAAATGGAAAGAGGCACAGGATAAAAAATCATCTGATGGTGAGACTGCAAAAGTTATCAACGAGATAGAAGAGAGCCCAGAAAATATTCTGGCAGCAGGATAATGAGCTCTATTCTAGAAAAAGTACAGGTATTCCTATCAGAGGCCAATAAGGCCTCTGTACCTATATCAAGTACTGTTATAAACGAGTTTGGTGAGGCATGTAAGGATGCTTTTAAAAAACAGTTTACCGAGGAACGTGAAGATAAATTTCGTGTCCGTATGAGTAATATTGGCAGACCTTTATGCCAATTACAAATGGAAAAGAAAGGGGAAAAACCAGAACTACCTCCTTATAATGCTAAAATGAGGTTCATATTTGGAGATATTATTGAGGCACTTAGTGTTGCTATCATGAAATCTGCAGGTATAAAAATAGAAGAGTTTCAAAAACCAGTTACATTTAAATCTGATAATGTAAAAATAGAAGGGACATATGATGTAAAAATACAGGATAGAGTATGGGATATTAAAAGTGCATCGCCTTATTCTTTTGATTATAAATTTGGAGACAAAGGTGGATTTGACGCTATAAATACAAATGATACTTTTGGTTATGTCTCTCAAGGATATCTTTATGGTGACGCAGATAATTCAGATTTTGCTGGTTGGATAGCTATTAATAAATCAACAGGTGAATGGGCTGTCGTTGAAACTCCAAGAATAGATGATGAACATAAACAAAAAGCTATTAAAGAAGCAAAAGAAAAGGTAAAAGCATTAGATGATAATGTACCATTTAAAAGGTGTTACGAAGATGTAGAGGAGACTTTTTATAGAAAACCTACAGGTAATAGAGTATTAAATAGTGTATGTAATTTTTGCCCTTATAAGAAACCTTGTTGGGGTGATGAGATACAATACTTACCACAGCAACAATCCACTTCTTCTAAACCTAAATATGTGTGGTATACGAAAGTAACTAATCCACGCAAAGAACCAGATGATATCAGTCCGGAGTAGAAAAGCTAAAGGTAGAAAGCTACAACAATGGGTTCGTGATGAACTATTAAAAGTATTTCCTTCTTTAAATAATAATGATGTCCAGTCTGCCATTATGGGTGAGTCTGGACAAGATATTAAATTATCTAATGTTGCAAAAGAGTCTATTAAATATTCTATTGAATGTAAAAATAAACAAACATTTAAAGGTATTTATGATATCATGGAACAAGCACAAAGCAATGCAGAGGATAAACAGATACCTCTTGCTATAATCAAAATGAATAAGCTTCAGCCATTAGCTATTGTTGACGCAAGTCATTTTATAAAACTAATAGGAGAACAAAATGGATAATGGCATTCTTGATGAAGAAAACAAAGTTACAATACATGTGTACCCATCGCCAAATGGATTTGCATGCTCTGTTGTAGAAAGACAGTTATCACAAATGAATTACGCATATTCAATTGCATTGACAATAGCACATGGAATGGTTAAAAGAGCTATAGAAAATCCGGATAAAGTATTTGATGACGGTATGGAATCACTTGCTAATCCCTTAGAAAACAATACTGTGGACTTTGATACACTACATAAAAAAAGAGAAAAAAGGTTAAACTAATGAAAAATACTAAATTTGATATTGATTTAAAATATGGACAGGGCCGTGAAGAACGTATCCGTCAGATGATTGAAGAAGGAACTATTGAAGTTAAAACAGAGAGAGACTGGTGGTTTAAAACTGGTAACATAGCTATTGAGTATGAGTCGTTTGGTAAACCAAGTGGTATAGCAAAAACAGAGGCTACCTACTGGGCTCACGTATTAGCTAATGGTAAAGAAGACCATTGTATTATATGGTTTAAAACAGATAAGTTAAAACAACTAATTGAAAAACATAAACATAGAACAAAGAATGTAGGTGACTTTAAAAAATCAAAAGCTTACCTTATTCCAATTAATGAATTATTTAAACTGTGAGGATACAATGGTAATGAAAACAGATGATTTATTAAAAGAAGCAACGAAATTAGTCGGCGGGCAACGGCAAAAAGATTATGGTGACAAGGTAGATAACCATAAAAATATAGCCACATTATGGGCAGCATACTTAGGTAGTCGAGTAACTGCACACGATGTGGCTATTATGATGTGTTTATTAAAAATTGCAAGAACTAAATTAGGTGAGCCAACCAATGATACGTATATTGATATGGCGGCTTATGGTGCAATTGCAGGTGAAATTAAACAACGAGACAAGGAGTAACATGGAAACAAATTATATTATTACAGATAAACAAATAAGTACTGTAGCAAAGTATTTATTTACACGACCTTACCAAGAAGTAGCAGGACTAATTGGTTTATTAAATAACTTAACTAAGCTAGACCCAAACATAAATCCTAACTTTGTTAGAGATGAGGGCAAAAAAAATGACACCCAGTCAAAATAATGAAGCTATCATTTTTAAGACTGAAGTGTCAATTGATAATAAGGGCAATTTAATTACAAGACATGAGTCGTTACCTCCCGAGTCAGTTCTTAAAGAACTGGGTAATGACTTTTATGCTCATTTAATTAATGCCGTTATAAGGCACTGTAAAGCTGACTCACAGTATTTTGATGAACAGCTTAACGGTTTATTAAAATCTCTTTAAATTTGTAGTAGCCATTAATCCTAAATTTTGATTTAAGATAGTATTAGTTGGCTGTTCCATTGTTGGCACAATATTATTCGTAGGCATATTAGGTTGTGCCATTGGTTTTATTTCAATGGTAGGTAATTTAGGTTTTTCTGAAGACATTAATGCAGATGTCATTGGAGTAATATCTCTTCCTTTTCCATACTGATTAACTAAATCATAAAAATACATATCCCTTGTTAAAGGATTATTCATTGTAACTTTAGGCTGATTAATAGGTACTTGCATTTAACCTCCTAGTGGGTTGCTAGACTCAACTTTAATTTCTTTTATTTGAGCATCTTGTACTTCATTTTCTTTTTGAAGAATAGCAATTTTTTGTTCTAGTCTTGTTATAGTAGCATTTATTTCTTTGATATCCTTTTTAATGCCGTCTATATTAGGGATGTCAATCATAGCTACTTCTTCTCTAACTTTACCTATTTCTTTAAATACTAAAGTTAAATCTACAGGAATAATTTTATCATTAACATTTTTTATTCTATCAATTAAATCTACTTTGTATTCATTTGCATATAATAAAGCATCATCTATTTTACTTGATAACTCTTTATCTTTATCTTGTAAGGGTTGTAGGTTTACTGGTGGTTCACTTTCTAATGCATCAAGTCTACTATTGAATTGACCCCATGCATAGAAGCCTCCTCCAATAACTGATATTGTACCAATCAGTGCTGCATATGTACTAAGCTTATCTATTATTTTCATTGCGTAATGCCTCCAGTTCTAGTAATAATAATTTAGTTTTATTTTTTGCTTCTTTTATTTTGACCCTATGTATTTCTACTGGGTCATTTTGAACATAAGTATCTAATGTTATGCCTGTGTAAATATCTTTAGCATACATATTAAGATTTGCCTGTTCAAAAAAACTCATATCTAAATCTGTGTAAATATTTTTAGACTTATAAAAAGAGACTTCTTTATATTGTCCTAAATCGGGTTGTTGTAGTAGCTTATCAAATTTACTTAATTCTTTTTCTACAGTTTTAACTTTTACTGCAATTCCCCCAACATTTTTAATAGGCCCTGTTTTTGCCACGGTGCCCGATTGTATGTCTTTTTGTTCTCCTTCACTTTCTGCCTGTACCTCGGAGTCATCAGACTCTTCACTACTGGGTTCTGTTTCTTCGGAAGTCTCTTTTTCATTTGTCTCTGTCTCTTCTTTGTTTTCTGTTTCCTCTGTAGTTTCCTCTGTTGTTTCTTCTTCTGTTGGAGATTCTTCTACAGTTTCTTGACTAGATGTTTCCTCCTCAAATTCATCTCTAGTCGGCTCTTCCATAACCTCCTCTTCATTTTCAAAAGTCTCTGGTGAGCTCTCTTCGTTCGTTGGGCCCTCTTCCATTGTTGGTGCAGGCTCTTCCAAGCCTGTATCATCATAGGTATCATTAGGTACCTCCTCTGTTACTGGTTCATTAAACTCCTCAGTAACACCTTCCATTTCCATAGGTTCATCCATGGTCATAGAAGTATCTATAACATACTCTTCAAAAAAATCTGTATCTGTATCGACAGAAAAGTATTCTTCAAACTCTATAATTTCTATTGTTTCTACTTCAAGCTCTTCAAGCTGTTCTGCTTCAAATATATCTGGTATATAATAAGTAACATCTAATGTAACATTATCAATATCCGGGGCATTATGACTGTCACCAGTATTATACCCACCACCATCGACAGCTCCTACTCTAGCAGTAATAGTATAATCTTCTTGTGTATTTTCAGACACTATAATAGTATCCGTATAGGTATCATAACCATTAGTATAAACTTTATCTGTAGTTCCTGTTACAATTCTCGTTTGTGTGGTGACATTACCATTATCATCAACTAATGTTTGTCGTATAATAACTTGGTCATCAGAGCCACTCCAAAACCATGCATCTACAGACATTGTAGATTTAAAACCACCATTGATATCTGATTTAGTTAATCCACCATCATTAGCTAAAGATACAGATTGTTCTATATAACCACCACCATTTAAAGCGGCACTACCCGATACACCACATCCAGAGTTATCATTATCAACAGCTAAACCTACACATTCATTACCAAAACCATCATGGTATTGATTAGTATTATTTGTAGTCCACCCTGTTAAGGAGCCATTATCAAACGTACTGTTAGTTAATAAATTACCTGTATTTATTTCATCAACAGAAAAAACAGGTCTTGCTAATAAACAAAGAAATAATATAATAGTCCAGTAATTACGCTTATATCTAAACAAATTGACCATACAATATAAACCCTAAGCATCCATAGAGTTGTATTTTTTATGTATGTTCTCATGAGATTTATTTGTGAACATTAATTACTTTTTTTTCTTTTGTTTCTATATTTGTCTCTATTATTTTACCTTCTGCAATAGCTTTTTGTATCTCTTCTTGTCGTATTCTAGCCTGCTCTTCTTTTTCTATTTCAGCTAATTCTTCATCAATACGAGAACGATTTTCTAGTTTAGAAATATAGATTTCATAATCGGGCCTTTCGATGTCATACTTCTTCCATTGCTTTAAAGCATCCGGCCCAATCTTTCCTTCAAAAGGACAAGGTGTTCCTGCCATCATCATACTTTCAAATACCCTTTCATCTTGACATAAAAGGGAAATAGCCGCCACACGCATACCGTAGTCGAATAAAACTTTACTGAGCTTAATACGCTCACAG